TGTAAATCGCTTTGTTGAGTAGGTTGATTATTATTTACTCGTTCACTTAATACTTTAGCAATATTGATTAAACTATTAGTCATTGTTATCCCCTATTGCTTTGTATTCACTATACACAATTTCAGTAGTGAACTTGTTAAATAAATCATTATGAGCAATTTTGAAATTTGCTGTTTCAAATTTCTTTCTCTTACGATTTATTTTCTGCACACCAAAACTATTTCCTTGTTCATCTTGTACAATGATTAAGTTTTGATTTGTTCTATCAAAGCAATCAACAACATTTTGTTTCATGGTGTCTAACTCTTTAGATAGTCTATTTGCTTTTAGCTTTAATTGAGCATAAGCAAGAATAACTTTTTTTTCATCTTGCTTTAGCTTTTTTATTGCATTTGGCATTTTTACCTCTTTGTTAAGTTATGTATTCTTATGAATACTCGCTTGTCTTATCAAATCCCATAGTTATTGCAATAGCTAATTTAATTTTTTTTTATCTTTTTTTATGGGTATTATTGGCTCAACTTGTAGTTGAAACTCACCACCCATCAGCTTTTCAAGATTTTTCACCAGACCTTCCACCTGCTCTATATGTTTCTCTTGTGCTATCTGTCCACTCTTACGAGAACGAGCCGAGCCGACATCAGTCGGCTCGTTCTTTTGTTTCTTACCACGAACAGTCATAGGCTATATCTTTGCCGAGTGCCAACTGCTCACGACACCACTTAACAAATTCCTCGTCTTGTGCTTTGTACTCCTTGACGGCATCTTTTTGAAATTGTTGTCCCCAAAAAAAACCATCTTCAGCTACGCAATTTGGATAACCCTCTTTGCGTTCTTTGTCTAACCGATTAACGAGTTCCTCTGTTATCTTGACACCACCTTGCCCACCATTGAAACCAAGATGTTGCAAGTCGTCTATCGTGTTATTTTCTAACTTCTGCGTCTGCCCTTTGTTTTGTTCTATATACTCCCCTGCAAAAAACACCTGCAACCGAGAATGTTTTCGCCAATAGAAAGTATCGTGGACTTCGCCTTTTGAATCACGAAATCCTGCGTATTGATCTAGTCCCATATCTTTTCTCCTTTGTTAGTTTGATTCGTTGTCTTATCAAATCCCACCCCCCAATGCAAGTAATTAATTTAGGTGGTTGAGGTGGTGGGACTGGTGGTGGTGGTGGAACTGGTGGTGGTGGGCTACCAGTGCTATCCTTTTTCCCCACGACATTGCTAGGTAAACGAGAGTACAGCACGAGCTTCCGAAGCACAGGTGACAGCTCCTGATGGGGAACTTTACCGGTAACAATTGTAGGTAAAACGAGATTACCCGAGCGAGATCATCAGAAGCAGCGTGATCCCCAGCAGCACAGTGGTAAAGGTTGGCCATAGCAGCCACATGATAGCGAGGCCTCCGAGAATGTACATCATAACGAAGTATGGTGATAAATTTCATAGCGCATCCAGCCATCCATTTCATCTACACCTTTTAGGAATGCATCTAGTTCTGCAGCGGTGGCGAAGGTATACGTTTTCCTTTCTTGTTTCTCTTGTCCCCAGTCAATGGTAACGGCATGTTCTCCGTGGACCTCAGACTCTGACCAACTGTTACCGTTAGCAATGCAGCTGGTGCCTCGAGCCCCTGTTAAAGCGTAAGTCTTACCTGCTTCTGGTTTGTCTTCTTTGTTCGGCATATCTTTTCTCCTTTGTTAATTAAAGGGCTTCATGGTTATTCGGCGACACACCAGTATTGAGCCGTCTCAGGATTCCTGTGTCTCATCCCCATGAAACCCAGACTGTAGATAAGACCTGATGGGATAAATGTCAAGAGGTTTTTTTACGAGCTGTTCACCAGCAGCTCAGGATCCTGTCCTGAAGTTACGCTTCACCGGCACGGTGCTAGTTGTTAAACGAGAACGAGACCTTTCTTTTTCTAAACGAGACGAGAGGTGGTAAGGTTGTCTGTGTATCCCTTACCACCCTGATGGCTGTGCCATCACCAGCCCCCCGCTAACTAACAAAGAGGGAAAGAAACGAGGGGCAGGTCAAAGCACGAGCTTCACGCTGCTGGTGCCGGAGATCCAGCTGCACTGTGCCATGGTCTAGTTCAAACGAGAACGAGAAACGAGATCCCGTGAACGAGAACGAGGTCAGGTGATCCGGAGACCCAGCTCACGCTGCAGGGCTCCTGTAACCAGTTCCCAGTCATACGGGAACGAGAACACTGCACGAGGAACGAGGGTGCGAGGATCAGTGAAACGTGACACTGGTCTATAAAGTTTCAAGCAACGCTCCAAGAGGGTCTCTTTGAAGATAATTATAGTTCCACCTGATTTAATAAACTTATTGATCCAAACAATCTGCCATTTATTTAATGCTGGAAAACTGACATCATCTGATTTCAATTCTACCCAAAAACTCTGTCCATAATATATACCAAAAACATCAGGAACACCATTAGAAGAATTAGATTCTATGCGGGTAAAAAAGGCATCAGGTATATTTTTTTTAATGTTATTCCAAAGTCTTTTTTCGTTCATTTAATTAAGTCAAGATTTAATCTTTTTAATACTCTTGATGACTGATGTGGGGATGATTGTAGTGTTTCCAATTTCATCAATTGATTTATCATCTTTCTCTGAATAATCGCCAAAAATTCTTGTAATACCCTTTGCCTGACTTAATAGATGTCCTTTTGTTACACAAACAGGGAGCTTCGCCTGGAGAGCATGGCCAATACTATGCCAACTGCTGTCACTACAAATGTCATACCACGAGACTGACACTAATGGATATCTTTGTTGCCAATCTTTTGCTTTTTTATTTATCGTTATTTTTCGTTTTAACATTTACAACCCCAACTGATGTGAACATTGTCGAGTTATGTACCATATTAAATTGTTTGATAAACTTACTCCAACTCAGGTTTTTGACTGATATCTTCTGCCTTGACTTCAATTGTCTTGGCGTTGTATCCATCAATCTTCTGTGTAAGTTCTTTGAGCTTACCTTCAAGTTCCTCACGGGACATACCCTCCAATCCAGTTACTTTTACTTCTCTTTTATCAACATACATAGACGCTAATTGTCCAGATCTGTATTCTGCATTGATGGCTGCTGCGTATTGATCTTTTTTCTCTGCTTTATTTGCAATACGTTCAAGTCTTTTATATCTTCTTAACTTGTCACCTTCATAAACTTTCACTTCCTCAGCAAATTTTTTATCAAAATATTTAACAACGTGAGGATTTAATTTTCTATTCATTAATCTTGAGGCGATTACTGAGTAATCATTCTCATTCTTACACTCATATTTTGCATGTTTTAATGCTTCAGCTTGAGTCATGTTACCCCAATTCTTAACTAAGGTTTCTACAAATACTTTTTGTTTTGTAGTTAAATCAAGTTCAGTTCTAAGTTCTTTTCTTTTTAATCCCGCCACTACTATATCCGTATTTTCTAAATCTTACTCGTTTATAATTTCTATCAGCTGCTGCTGCCATTTCTTTTTTCATATCTCTTCTTTGTTTTCTAGTTAATGGTTGGATCTGCATAGTTTTACCTTTTTTATCAGATGCATATGCTTTACCAAAAATAATAGGTCCTTTGTTTTTAATTTTTGCTTTTTTTGCTCTTTCAATTCTTAAAATTATTCTTCTCCTTGCGCCTGGAATTGCTTTAATTTCTGCCTGACTTGTAAACTTAGTGCCTCTAATTTTTCTTTTTATATCTTCCTTGACCATTTTGTATGGAACAACAGGTGTGCCCATTTTTTTAGCTTGTCTCTTCTCAGCTTTAAATTTTTTAAATGCTCGTTTGAAAGATGCTTTCGCAGTATCAAAAATTAATTTTTTCATCATAATTTTTTTATTATATAGATTATTTCAACCTATGACTATATCTTGAGTTTCTTTTGGTTGCGTTCCCGCAAGTGTCCCTTAGGGACACCACAGGGACACCACAGGGACACCATCAATATTGATTAAAAACATTGATATTATTGAATAATAGTGCTTTAGGGACACCAGGGACACCTATTTAACCCCCTGGGGTTGTTTTTATTGTTAGTTACTCTGAGATATCTATATAATAGAATTTGTAAATATGGCCAAAATCGGTTATATTTACTTATGGGTTTAATGTTATTTGACCTTGGATCATTTCGCCAGG